GCTTGGACCTACTAGATCTAGTAGGAATGGACTACCGCCGGTACGGCGTGTAGGTAGAGCTGTTACGCGCGCCGTGTTGCGTCATCACGCGCTGAATCGTGCTGGCCAGATCCCGGTCAGCAGTGACGCTCCCCTGGACTGTGACGTGAACGTGCGTGTGATGCTGCACGGGCCCAGAGGCAGCTCCCAGTGAGCCGCCACCGGCAAATGCGGGCTCTAGTCCGCCAATGGATCCGAAGGCCGCTGTAGCGCCGCCAGCGAGCCGAGTAACAGCGCTCAGGGCAGTGCCAGCGTGCTTGCCGATGCCGACCGCGATTCCTTCCGGGATGGACCGGCCAACCGTTTCGGCGAAAACCTTCGAGGGCGAGTTGATCCCGAGCGCAGACTTGGCAGCGTCAAGCGCCGAGTTGGCCAGATCGGAAACCTTCCCGGTCAGCCAGTGCCACTTGTTATCAATGCCGCGCATGATGCCCCGGACAACATCCTCACCCACGCTGATGAACTGGCTGACTATCGAGTTCAGATAGCGCATCGTGCCATCGAAAGAATCAGAGATGAACCGACCAATGGCGCCGAATACCCGCTGAATCTCGGCCCAGATTTGTTGCGTCGGACGGATGATGTAATCCCGGACAAGCCCCCACGCGTCGGATGCCAGAGAACCGGCGCCGCTCCACATTCCACCGAGCCAGTGCATGAGACCTGACCAAAGATGCTGGATCTCATGCCAAATCTGAACATTCGGTTCGATGATGTATTGCGAAATCAGCGCCCATACGTCGGATGCAACACCTGAAATCCACTTCCAAGTTTCGTTGAAATAGTGCTTGATCCCGCCCCAGATTTCAGAGGCAGTGTCCGCGATCCACTTGTGCGTATGGGCCCATATACTCATGAGAACGGCAACCGGGGTCATGAAGATGAACAGCAGCAACGGCCACCACTTCGCGAAGAACGCCGAAATGCCGTGCCAGACGGAAGCGGTAACCGATTCGATGTAGTGCCAGGCGCTCACGATTGGATCAACCACATAGTGGTATCCCTCTACTGCGAGCTTGACAATCTCTCGCCACGCCTGCTGAATCGGATTCACAATGTACGTGTGCCACGCCTTGACCGTCGCGTCAGCGAGCCAGTACCAGGCATCGACAAGCCAATTGATGACATCCTTCGTTACTTCCTTGATCACCTTCCAAATGTCCCGCCAGTAAACGGCCAGCAAGACGATTTCAGCGATCAGGAGCATGATGCCGACAACGACCCATGTAAGTGGGTTTGCGAGAATGGCGATCGCGAAGTTCCACGCTGCGACGGTGGCAGCAGCGAAACCGATTACCAGCACGCCACCAATGGCAGCTGCCAGAATTTCTACGGCAATCTTGTGCTTTGTCAGCCATCCGATGCTGTTCACGAAGAAGTCAGCCATCTTCGTGGCAGCGGGCAAAAGCGCCTGCCCAATCTGAATTCCGACTGCCTCAAGCGCGCCCTTTGCTTCGGCCATCTTCTGATTGAAGGTGCCTTGAACCTCTTTCCAACCCTCAATCTCGCTACCGCCGCGCTTTACCTGTTCGGCAATTTCCTTCGTATTGCGCTTGAAGTCGTCCATATGCGGACCGGTCAGCTGTAGGGCTGCCATCATGGACTTGGTACCACCGACCATTGTTGCCAGCGCACCAATTTGCGTTTGCTCCGACGGCTTGAGATTGGCGAGAGCCTTCTCATATTCGTTGGTGCTCTTGGACGCCTTCCGGAGTGTCTCGACAACAACAGTTCCGGCCGGACCCATCTTCGACTGAATGGCATCCGTGAGCATGGTCAGCGTGCTCGCAAGGCCGTTCTTGCCGAGATTCTGCGAGACCTTCACGGAGTCGAGCCCGAGTCCGCGCATTTCCTGCGCTGCCTTACCAGTCGGATTGGAGAGCTGACCGATGGTCTGCCGCAGATAGGTAGCCGCAACGTCCGCAGAGGTGCCCTCTGATGTCATAGTGGCCATCGCGCCAAGAACCTCGTTCATGCCGACCTTTGCGGCGGCAGAGACGGGCAGGATGCTCGCCATGGAACCGGCGAGAGCTTCCATGTTGGTTTTTCCGTGCGCCTCTGTAGCAACGAGCGCGTTCATAACGCTGGTCGCGTCGCTGGCCGACAGCTTGTAGGCGTTCAGTGCGGTAGTCAGTGCGTCGGCCACGGGCGGGAGTTCAGCGGCACCGACCTTTGCGCCCTTGGCGGCGACTTCGAGCACGTTCAGCGCGCCTGCGCCGTGATATCCGGCAGACTCGACCGTGTAGAGCGAAGCGGTGAGTTCCTCCGTGCTCTTGCCGACCTCACCAGCCATCTTGAGGACGCCGTTGGAGACAAGGCCCATGTTTGCCGCTGACTCACCAGCTCCCGTGCGAACCCGGGTCATTGCCGTTTGGAAGTCAGCAGCCATGTGCACGGTATGAACGGCGGCTATACCGGCAGCAACGCCAATGCCCAGAAATGCAGCCTTGGAGACAGCGCCAAGCTTGGCGAGACTGCTACCGCCCACCTTTTCGACAGAGGCGAGATCGGACTTTACCCCGGAAACCGTCGCGCTCAGACCGGTGCGGTGTCCCAGAAACTCAATAAAGATCGGGGGCAATGCACCCATAATTACCCCCTACCTTCTGGTTCGCGTTGCCTTGCCCCATGCTGCTTCGAAGATCGTCGGGACCTTGGGGAGGAATTTCTTCACTCCGGGCTCGAAGTACGGGAATCTGGCTTCCGTCTTCGATGCATAGGCGTTGATCGCCTTGTTGTACTTGCTCGATGCGAACAGCGCGGCCGAAGCACCACCGGCAACCACACGGGGCTTTTTGCTCGACCGGATGGATTTCATGAGCTGCCCGGAGAATTTGCCCGGCCCCCCACCGCCACCGGCTCGCACCTTGCGTGTGGGACCCGGAATGTTCAGCTGTTCGCGCCCCGCCCATTTGCCACGGTGAGACCAGCGTGGACGCCCGCGCATCTGTGATTTGACGGACGTTTTGGCGCGCTGTGCAGCAGTCTTGGCAGCTAGCCCGGTGGCCACGTCAACCCGCTTCTCAATGAGCACCAGTTCGGCCACTGCTGCCTCTGCTCCCCGAACGGCTCCGCCTAGTGGGTTAGCCACGGGATGCCGCCTCTTCTAGGTTGCGCTTCGCACGGTTTACGGCATCGTCAACAGCGAGCATCCAATCCAGCACAACAGCGGACTCACCTTCGAGTTCGGACGGACGACAGTGCAGCATTGTGCAGAGCCGCCACGTCCGGTACTCCTCCGTCGGTATCCGATCAGCCGGATAGGAGAATTTCCCCTCTAGCGCTGTGCTCAGGCGATAGAGGGAGCGGTAGGGCTTGCATCCTCCGGAGTCGGCTCAAAGTCGGGCATGAGCCGCGCCATGTACGGGCCGCACTTCTCGCGGAGCGCATCGAGATCCCGTGACGGTAGATCCTGCATACTGTCCAGCGACACCGGGAAGTCGTACGACCAGCCAGCAACCAGAGCGGCAGCCAAGGAATCGTTCAGATCCTCTAGCAGGTCAAACGCTGCGCCCATTCCGGCCGCAATGTCTAGCTGCGCCTGCGCAGACAGCTCGCCCCCGTTCGCCTTTTGAGCTTCCTCCGCCTCACGGACAGCGCGCGAGAACTCGGGGACGGCTGCTAGCTTGGCCTGTAGGCGCTTGATGGGTCGGCGCTGGCGCTCGGTAACGTCGGCCGCATCGCGCAGATCTGCGGTGGCGCCGGAAGGAAGGGTCACATGCTGCATTACTTGTACACTCCAGAGGTAACGGCGTTCTTGAGGGTGGCCTTGATCGGCGAGTAGCCGCCGGAAGCGCCGATGTCAGTTGCGTTCGCCTTGGCGTTGAACGTGACGGAGATTTCCACGTAGTCTTTACCGCGCCCGATTTCAGCCGCCTGATAGACCACGCTCGACATGTGGAGCTGGACCTGCGTAAGCGTGGCGCCCGCACCCTGAGCCCAAGTGATATCGAGCGCAGGCTGAACGTTGGTCAGATAGTTGGTGAGGTGCGTCTCGTCTTCCATCACCAGCGTGAGCTTGCCGCTGACGGACACCGGGCCGGACCACAGCGCGTAGGGGGCCTGCGAGCCGTCAACCGTATCGATCACGGAAACAGGCCGCTTGATAGAAACCTCGCCATCCATTACGGACAGCGCGCCGCTACCGCCGATGGTCACCGTGCCTATGTAGGACGGGACCGGGCCAACTGCCGTATAGCTCGCGGTAGGCGCCGAAGCCGGGGCCGACGGAAAAGCAACAGCCTTGGCCGAGTAGGTCACCAGACCATCACCGCTGAACTTGATGTCCAGATCGGAGAACTTCGCGCCCGGATACTGCCGCGTGTTGATCGCGTAGTTGTCGGTGAGCGTGTAGCTCGGGGGCTGTCCGTCGCCGGTATTCAGCACCGAAACAGCGTGGGTGTACGGGGCACTCGCGCCGGTAGTGACCAGATCACCGAGGACGGCAGTCAGCATCCAACCGAAGGTGTCCGGGAATAGATCACCGCCGAAATCAAACGTGCTGTGCTTGACAGTCGGAGTCTCGCCGTAGTCCTCGACCATCGCTCCGCGATAGCCCTTGTCCTGCACCAGCTTTACAACATCCTTGGGCGTTGGGGCGCCGGACGGAATGAACGCGGTAGCTGCAACCGGAGTACCGGGGACGGTCTCCTTCGCGATGCCAACTACCGTTAGAGCACTCGGCTTTGCGGTCATTACTCAGCCCCTTCTGTGGCTAGGGGTAGCGCGGGCTGATCCGGCGCCACGGGTGCGGGGGTCGAGCCGGAGGCAGCCCAGCGACCATCCGTAGGAAGTTCGGCTAGGTCCGCTGTCACGCCCGGAGTTGCGGTCAGCGAGAGCGACGGGTAATAGCGTTCGTCGTCGCCCGTGTAGGTGAAATTGGTCATGGTCCATCCCCGGTCCTACTAGATCTAGTAGGACTTAGATTCGCTGGAGACACTCGATGGTCAGTTCTGCCGTGCAGTGACGGCCTAGGCCCTTGTCGTCCCAATCGACTTCGGCCGAATGGCGGTCCGGGCGGGCGATCAGCACGTTTCCGCCCAGTGACGGATCGGTGCGGACAAGCTGAATCACGGCGTCAATGAGGGTTGCGGCGCGTGAGTACACGTATTGCGGATCATCCCCGCCTCGGAACACATCGACCGTGACCGTGACTGTGTACTTTTCGTCAAGCCAACCGGCGCCACCCCCGCCAACCATGCTGCTTATGCTGATTTGCCGCTCCACCTTCCCGACCGAAACAATGTCGTCCGGCTCATCCGGTCCGGGAGTGTCGAAACAGACCAGTAGGCGGGAGTCCTTGTAAAGCACGTCGGGCGTTAGGCTCGCTGTCAGTTGGTCGAACAGGTATTGCCGGACAGCGGAAGCGGTAGACATGGGAATGGTCATTAGGCGATCCCTGGTGAACGTCTGGCCGCTGACCAAAGCTCGATCACGCGAGTAGGCAGCGCGAAGCCGGTAGGAACGGCAGTCGGAGTGCCTTCATCGCCGTAGCCAGCACTTCCGAAGCGCGGTCGTCCGCCTCCGGATTGCTGCGTCATCTGCCACAGATGGCGGATCAGCTCAAGCACTCCCAGACGGACCGCGTACGGCACCTGTCCGGCGCGACCCGCTGTGTAGACAAGCTTGACGTTCTTGTTGCCAACAGCGAAAGGGGCTGCCCCTCCGCCGAACGTGCGACGGGTGATCGCGCCGGTAGTCTTGTCGACCGTGAATGCGAATGCGCTTGTCTGTGCGCCTAGATCCTGCTCCGCGAGCACGTAGCCGGATAGGCCGTAGTACTCCGTGCAGGAGATCACGTTCGCCAGCGGGAGCCAGTCGGGAACGATGGTCGAAACGCCACCGTCGAAATACTGTGTGTGAGTCTCCGGCAGAAAAGGACCGCAGTGATTGCGGGCGAGATCAGCGGCAGCAAGGATGAAACCCTGTAGTTCGTCGTCTGCGCGCTGGTCGTCAGCCCGGATATTCAGGTGGGCCTTTACCGACTTAAGATCGACTAGCTGTTCTACGCCTAGGTCCCGAACGGAGAACTGAGTCTCCGACGCAAACCCGACACTCGAAGCTGTCCAACGAACCTGCCAGACACCGGCCAGAGAGACGGACGGCACAACGGCGCTGTACGCCCCGCTACCGGCCGAAACCGTCGCTGGGTGGGTGACAGTACCGACCGGGTCTGTAACAGCCACAGAGACGGCTACAGCGCCAGTTACGGGGGTGCCCATGGAGTCGAGCACCGTCACGGTTAGACCGACATCCTGTCCCGTGTAGTAGATCAATGCCACGGGCCACCCTCCTAGACGGTCTTGCGGGCTGCGCGCTTGGGTGTGGCAGCCAGAACGGCTTCAGCGTCAGCCAGCACCTTGACGCGCATGGCTTCCACTTCTCCGGCGAGATGCGACACGTCGTAGGTCCGCAGATGCGCCACCGTGGTCTCAAGTTCGGACAGCGAATATGCCGTACGATCCTTAAGGCCGTGCAGCGCGGAAGTCTCAATGTCTGCCATGAGCCCGCGCGCGTAGTTGATCGGATTCAGGTTCACGCTGTTTCCCTTCTATAGGTCCGGCAAAGCGCCCTCACCGCGTGACAGCAAGGGCGCTAAGCAGGGTTAGAAGGTGGGCGTAACCAGTGCGGCACCATCGATCACGGAGATCGACTTGGGATACCGGGCGGGCTGGAAAGAGGCGTAATTGTAGAGCCTCACGAAAACCGAAAGCTGGTTGGCGTACGTCTGCGGGAATGCTTCTGCCTTGACGTTGCCCTCCCAGAGAATCAGGTCCGCCATGCGGGCGACAATGATTCGGTCCTGGTTGGTACCGGCGCCGACGTTGGTCGGGATCAGCGCGTCCACGTAGACCGGTAGGCCCAGCATGGTGCCCACGTAACCCTGAGAAACCGGGTCGGTCATGGTACCGAGCGCGTTCATCGGGCTGTTGGCGTTCGGAACGACCAGCGGACGGTTCGAGCTGTCCACAGCCGCTAGCAGCATCGCCCAGCGGCGCGGGTGCATAACGATCGTGTCCGGCGGGAGGAACCGGTTCGTGTGAATCGTCTGAATTGCGTTCGCGACAGACGCGTAAATGGTCTTCGCATCGGAAGTCGCGCCGGTCGTGATGGCGTTGGTGCCCGACAGCGTGAAGATGCCGAGAAGCTGACCAGCCGCACCGGAGCCAGAGAGAACCTGGTTATTCAGGTTCACGGCGTAGGCCGACGCGAGATCCGCAAGGATCATGTTGTCCACGTTGAGCGGAGACTGCTCGATCAGCTGAAGGCTCAGCGTCTGGCCACCGGCGATGGTAACAACCGAGCTGGAAATGCTGGTCGTGGTCGCGTCGGTCTGCTGAACGGCCGTGTTCTGCGTCGCCTGTACGGCAGTAGCGGTACCGGTCACAACCTTCGGAATCGAAATCGAATCGGTGCCGGACGGCAGCGCCTGATTCGGAACACGGTCAGCCGTGACGCGACCCGCGCGGGCGAGCTTGACGAACTCGTTCTCCAGCCACAGCGGAGGAACGAATTCACCTCCGGCGCCATTAACGGTGCTCAGTGCTCGCTGCTCAGCCTGTCGGGCAGTTGCGTTGCGGGTAAGGCGGTCACGAGCCTGCATATCGCCGTTCTTCTGGGCCAGCCAGAGATCACGGAAGTACGACTCGCCACCCGGACCGGACCGGTAAATCTCCGGCTCGACTACCTGAATCCGAGCGCCCGCGTACTTGCGGGCCATCTCGGCAGCTGCGTCGTCCGCGCGAATCTGCGAGTCCAGCTCAGCAATCCGGGCATCGAGCGCCCGAACGTCAGCCTCACCAGCGTCGAAGGTGGCCGATTCAGCGTCGGTCAGCGAACGGGTCTCAGCAGAAGCACCGTCCACCATGGCATTCAGCGCGTCAGCCGCAGCCTTGCGCTTCGCGATTAGGTCAGCGACCTGTGCGCGCTTGTCCATAAAAGGATCTCCACTCTAGGGGGGTTGTTCCCGCCAACTTCGTTAGGTGGCGGCCTAGGTGGTGCCCCGTGATGCAGGGGTCCGGCGTAGGCTCCGGCGTAAACCGGGCGGGTACCTACTAGATCTAGTAGGCCGAATTACAGGTTGATTCGCCGCAGGCGGGCCGTGTAGGCCGAAAGGTCAGCAGCAGGGATCGGCGACAGCCCCTCCAGTTCACGAATCTGATCGGGCGTCAGGAAGCCGTCACGCATGATCCGGGAAAGGTCGAGACCGCGAAGAGTCGCGCCGGTAGTCGCCGGATTAGCGCCGTAGTTGACCACGGAGACATCCCCCTTGTGTAGGGAAACCTCCGTGATATCGCGCTGGTCGTAGTCCGGGGACCACTGCTGACGGATCACGCGGAACGCGAATGACATCTCGTCAACGTCGCCACGGTTCATGGCACTTCGCAGACTCTGAACGTCCGGAGATGCCGGATCTAGGTCCGCTTCGACGTGTAGGCCGGTCGAGTCTTCAGCGAGACGCATCGTGCCGGACTTGGTGCGGGCCAGCGTGAGACCGGCGTGGTTGACCTTGAACGGCACATCGGCGCCGTCGGAAAGGGTCTTGGCGAACGCCCCCGCGCGGATTACCTCCGTGTACGGGCCGAACATGTCCTCGATCTCGTAGGGAGATTCGGTCACGCTGGCGTATCCACGGAAAGTCAGCGTGTCGCCCCCGGTACCGTCCGGCTTGGCCGAAAGGTCAATATCCCGGAAGATGCTGCGCCGCTCGATTTCATTCCGGCGCTGAGAGCGTGCAGTTAGGTCGGTCACAGTACGGCCCCCAATGCGTCAGCCTTCGGCGCACTAGAGCTAGCCGCCGTGTCCTTCATCGGCTTCACATTGCTGTTGAGCGGCGAAGCGATATCGTCCCCACCATCAACCGGCGGGTAGTTCTCAAGCGCGCGAATCTCATTTGTGGTGAGGATTGCGGCACTTCGTGCGGCACCGTAGACGGCATAGCGTCCAGCGGCATCCGTGCGCAACAGCGCGTCAACGGCGAAACGGGCGGAAACAGGAGCCGCAAGCATGGACGACCACGCGTCTTCGAAGATGCCCAGCCATGAGCTGAGCGTGTAGGCGAGGAAACCTAGTCCCTGCTGCTCAATCCCGGTTCCCCAAGACGTTGTCTTGTCCACCTGCCCGAGCATGTGTGGAGGAACGCCGAACAGCGTCGCCATATCAAGGTTCTGAGCGGCGCGGGTGCCAAGGAATTGAGCGTCTTCCGGTGAGACTGAAATAGGCTGCCACTCGGCGCCACCGGTCAGAACACCGACCGTGTGACTGTTCTTCAGGCCAGCGTGGCGGGAGGAAAAGCCTTCCTTGATCTGTCGAGCGCGCTCCAGGTCGAGATCACCGGGGACCTTGACATAGCCGGTCATGTGGGCGCCGTTGGCGAAGAAGCGCGAACCGAATTCCTCGGCAGCGAGCCCGAGACCGATGGCATTTCGTGCGTGAGCAATGACGCTCATGCCGGTTGCAGCTTCCGGGAAGGAAAGGCCGATCAGATGGACGATGTTTTCTGCGTCAACCGAAATGCGGTTGACCTCATAGACGCGCTCGCCAATGTCGTTGAACTCGCACTTAACCCTGTCAGGATGGAGAACGCGCAGGCGGTTAGGCCGGTTGAACCGGTCCCGCGAAAGCACAAGCGCGTACGCATTGCCTCGCAGAAGTAGCGACACCATCATCTGAGAGATGCCCTGTCGGCGCGTGAGCCACTTTGTGGAGCTGGCCCCGCCGAATGGGTCGGACACAATCACCGGAGGCGGTTCTAGGCACTCCCTGATCGCTCCGTTGGCCCGCACGGCATCGAAGGGCAGGCCAGAAACCGCGTTGGCCAGAATTCGGACGCTCGATGCAACCGCAATCAGCTGCATTGCCGTGTCTTCAGTTACCGCTACACCAGCATTCGTGTAGCCAGCGAGGGATCCGTTCGATGGGATTGACCACGGGTCACCAGTGCCGGACGGAGCGAAGAACCGCTTCTCGAAGAGACTACGAAGCACGGTCCATCACCCACCCAACAGCGACCAGCGCCAAACCGGCAATTCCAATCCCGAGTGGCACACTGAATCCACGCCACAGCGCGAAGCCGAGACAAACGACACCGGCAAAGTCAGCTATCAGGGAGGTAGCACGACGAAACGCACGCATGAAACCTCCCTAGATGTCGTCCCAATTGAAGAATTGAACTTCGGCCGGACGCTCCGGCTCTTGGCAGGCACGTTCGAGCGCCATTACTGCGGCAATCGCAGCGTCAATCTTGCGCGGCGAACCCTTGGCGTCCTTGGAGAGCCGCGAGCCGCGCTGATCCGTGCGAATTACGCAGTTGGACAGGTGGCGAGCGAGCCGCTTATCCCCGGAATGCGTGATGGTCCGATTCAGAACCGCCTCATAGAAGCGGGTAGTTGCCGGAATCATTCGCTGTGGACTCTGCGGAAACTCGACCACGGGCAAGCCCTCGGATTCGAGAATCTGATAGGTACGAGTCCAGCGGTACGGGTCACAGACGATTTCGCGAACCTGCCACTTGCGGCACGCCTGCCGGATAGCCTCTTCAACGTCGAACACGGGAACCGCCCAATCCTGCGAAGCGCCGGACGGCTTTTCCCATAGCTCAACAACGTCAAGGTGCGGCACGGTGGATTTGGTGGGAACGGCACAGACAGTCAAGGCCGTGCTGTCGTTGTTGAACGACCCGTCGAAACCTAGGACCACTTCGGCGCCGTCCGGGATCGAGACTTCGTCATCCTCGCAAGCGTCCCAAACGCCAGCGGGAAGCCACGTCTGCGCGGTCGACACCCACTGATTCAGCCGCTTAGTGCGGAATTCAGCCTCGGGGGTCCGAAGCACAGCGGAGGAGAAGTCGTCAGCCGAGACGATATCCCCGTAGCCAGGGTTGGCCATCGCCCAAATCTCGGCGTTCGTGTGCTCGGAATCCTGCGGCGCGCCCCACCACTCGAAGTAGAACGAGGGATCATCCAACTCGCCAAATGCTACTCGCTGGCCATACTGGTACATGCCGTAACACAGCGAGTCTCCGCCGGACGAATCCGACTTAACACCCGCCGTGGTGATGCCGACAATCAGCGGCTCAAGACGCGCGCCAGTAGCAAGGGCCATAACGTCCCATAGCTCACGGCTTGGCTGCGCGTGGACCTCATCAAACAGAACGAGGTGCGGGTTCAGACCCTCTTTAGTGAAGGCTTCGGCGCTGAGAACCCGGTAGACGGACCCGGTTGCCGGTAGCTCGATCGCATCCCGGTAGGTCTTGAACATGCCGGAGAACTGCGGCTCAAGCTCGATCATCTTCTTGGCAGTGCCGAAGACGATGCGGGCCTGTTCCTTGTCAGCAGCGCAGGAAAAGACCTCGCCACCACGGGGCCCGAATGCCAGACCGTACAGCGCGATACCGGCACCAAGAGCCGACTTGCCGTTCTTTCGCGGAACGCCGATCAATGCCTGTCGGTGCTTAAGACGGCCATTGGCCTTGCGTGCCAGTAGGCGCCGGATCATGTCCGACTGCCAGGGCCGCATCACCATTGGTTCACCAGCGAAGCCACCGACGGAATCCTTGGTCACCCGGAGAAATTGGGTGAAGTTCAGGAATTCGTCACCATCTCCGCGCGCGATGTCCGCCGGACCAACGTCTGTGAGGAAAAGGGGCCGGTTCATTTCTAGCCCCTGTCTGCACGCTTGGCCATCATCTCCTCGAACGCGTTCTTTGCCTTGACTTCCGCTAGTCCCATTCGGGTTCGGTCGGTCGGAGTAAGGCCGATTGCGCCAAAGAGCTTAGCAATTTCGGTTTCGATGGTGGAGAGCATCCCGACAATGGGATTCGCGTAGGCGTAGTTCTTGTCCGTGTAGAGCACGGGCGAACTCTCAGCGAGGATCGCGCGGAAACCTTCACGCCGATCGATCTTCTCGCACAGCATGAGCAGTACCGGGCGGTCGGTCTCGGCAAGCCACACGGCGCCCTGTACGACGTGTTCCCAGAGTGCAGCGCCCTCCGACCCAAGATGGGCGGGAACGGCCGTTACAACCGGCATGAGGGGCGCTGTGGACGCTGCGTTGGGCAGGTCTCGCTTACCAGGGTTGCCCAGCTTGCGCTTTCGCTCCGTCGGAACGGGCGGACGACCAACAGCCATCGTCCATCACCCCCATCCGGCGAGACCCCCCGGTCATAATTTCGCGATTTCGTGTTCCTCTACAGGGCATGGGTCCTTTGGCGCGCACGCTTTGGAGATTGCACTACCCCCCGGTACCTCTGTGCGGGCAGACAGCGGGGCTACGATGTGCTAGCGCCCTTGCGGCTGTTGCACGACCGGCAAAGCACAGAGAGATTGGAAGGATGGTCAGTGCCACCCTTAGCCTTGGGTACTAGATGGTCTACTGTTAGCTTCTCTGCTGAGTGACTAGGTATTCCATAGCCAGGGCAGAGGTTGCCATTGATAGCCGTCCACTGAGTGAGAACAGCCTTGGCTATTCTTCTCCACTCACTACCGTACCCACGCTGTGTACTACTGCCACGCTGCCTGTTCTTCCTGGATAGCGCCTCTTGCTGGTGTGTGTCACAGCGAGAGGGATTAGTAGTGAGCCTGCCGCAGTCAAGGCAGGGACGCCTAGGCATTCCCTGTCCAACCGGGTGGCAAATCATTGGGTGGCGCTACCGTGGTGGGTAAATCAGTGGGGGCGCAATTGCATATGGGGGGCGCAGAACATGAAGGGCCGTGGATCTTACCGGCCGCAGCAATTGGAATGGAGTGCGCCGCGCATGCAAAGACGGCTGTCAGCGTGTCGCCGACAATGGGCAGCGGGCCGAAAGTCGGAGGATTGCCAGGATCAGCCAGTAGGGAAAGCATTTCCCGACGCGCCTTTTCCGCAGCGAGGATACCGGCGAATTCCGCATCCGTCGGGCGACGCGACCACTGCACTACCGCATCGACGCCACAAGCGCCGCATGTTGGGGCAGGCATTCCGAAACCTCCTAAAAGGGGGTCGTCTGGTGGCCGAATTCGCTTCGCGTTTTACGCTTGTGGCACGACCGGCAGAGAACTTGAATGTTCCCGTCCACGTCTTCGCCACCAAAAGCAATCGGCCGAATGTGGTCTATGTCAGCGGCAGAGGGGAGAATGGTCAGCGGACAGGATGCGCACTGCACCCAACCGGCCGCGCGAATTTCCTTGCGCTTGCGAGCTGCCGCATTGGAACCGACGGCTATCGCTGATTGACGCCTCGAACGCTCGCGCATCGCGGGTCCGTTCTTGAAGGCTTGATAATGCTCCAAGCACCGGCCCCTATGGGTCGCACGGGCGGAGCAGTCGATACACCAGAGGCGCATGTACACCTCCGACTCAC